CTCCTTAGTCTTCAACAAACTAATGGTAGCCGTTATTTCAGGTGCTGACAATGGCTCTTTTCTAAGCCATCCGAGGTGCTAACATTTTGGAGACCTTTTGCGCAATTCCTATTTTACCGAAAACATACAGTGGTGAACGAGTTGATTTTAACAGGCAGCGCGGACGGATTATAGAAGTATATTTTTATTCCGACATGCAAATTGGCAATAGTACATTCAAGCTACAGGAGACATATGGCAATGGATATTTAACATATCAGCTTTTTGACAGTAATGGTAATGAGGTCGACATCACACAATACTCTCAGACGGCATCACTTGCGCCAGTTTCTTGGCAAGGAAATTTTATGCTCGCTGTGACAATGATGTTCACCAAAAGCGCCAAATTCTATGGGCGCGGAAAGAGTTTGTTTGAAGGCAAGTGTGATATGTACGATGCACTTGACGAGGATATCAGCCAATGGACTGATGCAGTTCGAAATGGTCGCGTTATGACATATATACCTGAAGATTTAATCCCGGTTAATCCTGCAACCGGAGAAAAGATTCCACCAAATCCGTTTGATAACCGTTTTATTGCTACGCGAGGTGGAGTGGATGAATCGGGAAGCAAAATACAATGTGAACAGGCACAAATAAATTCTGACGAATTCCAGTCAAAGTATGTTGTTGACCTTGACTTGTGCTTGCAAGGTGTATTGAGTCCTGCAACCCTAGGTATTGACCTCTCAAAAAAGGATAATGCCGATGCTCAGCGTGAAAAAGAAAAAGTGACCATGTATTCTCGCGGACAACGCATTGATGTACTGCAAAAAGCGCTGCCAAAACTTATTGATTTGGTACTTAAAAGCGACGACCTTAATAACAAACGGGCAACTCAGGATTATCCATGTTCCGCCGGTTGGGGCGAGTATGCTGCACCGGGCTTTGACGCGGTGATTGCCACTGTAGCACAAGCCCGAACAGCTAACGTTATGTCAATTGAGCGTGCAGTAGAAGAAATGTATGGTGAAACCATGAGCGATGAGGACAAAGCCACCGAGGTTGAACGCATCAAAAACGAAATTGGTGTTATTTCTAAGTCAGAGCCAAGTGCAGGAGAAATGACCGAAACTGGTGACGCTGCATGAAAGATGACTACAACCTCCAGTCAATATATGAAGCAATGGAAGATGAAATAATAGATAGTTACCGGCGCAATTTGGCAAAGCACACCGCCGAGGAAGCTGCTGCAGGCTTCCAGTGGCCTATGTGGCAGGCGTTAAAATTGCAAGATTTAAAAAGTTTTGATTCTGATGTTGCCGGATTGCTTAAAAAATATGGAAAACAATCAGACGCCGCTGTGGAGCAGGAAATCAAAAACAGTTTTTCAGATGGCACTGTCAATGCTGACAGGCTGCTCAAGGACATTGATGTCGATATAAGTAAAATCGGTGACGGGAGCTTTTTCAAGGCTAATGAACGGCAAACTGCCGCTCTGCAGTCCGCGATCAGCAATGATTTATCAGATGCAAAGCAGGCTGTTTTACGCATGTCAAATGATGTATTCAGACAAACAATTTATAAGGCGCAGACTTTTTACACACAAGGGGTATCGACACTGTGGCACGCTGTTGATATGGCAAGTCAGGATTTTTTAAACCGTGGGCTTAATTGCATCGAGTACAAAAACGGTGTTCGCGTCAATATCGCAAGTTATGCTGAAATGGCACTTAGGGCATCCAGTAAAAAAGCTTATATGGTTGGAGAAGGACGCCGTTCAGCTGAGTACGGCGTGACGCTATGCCAAGTAACGCAATATTCAGCTTGCTCCCCTACCTGCCTTCCGTGGCAAGGCAGGATTTATATTGATGATGTTTATGCTGGAGGTGTACCAGATGGAAAGCACCGGCTGCTGTCTCAAGCAATTGACGGCGGATTATTTCATCCGAATTGCCGCCATATTAAGCAGCCATATTATGAGGGAATCAGCGAACCACTCACGCCGATCAGCGGCACTGAGACCGACGATAATTACGAAGCCGAACAACGGCAAAGAGAAATCGAACGAAATATACGAAAATTCAAGCGCCGCGTTGCTGGAAGCCTAGACCCGAAAGTGCAGGAAAAAGCTCAGTTAAAGGTTGATGCTTGGCAACAAAAAATGCGCGAGCATTTAGACGATAATCAGCAGTTGCGCAGAGAAAGCGCAAGAGAAAAAGTATACGCTTAAATGTGTTTAAAAGGGCTTTTAAAAGCTCTTTAATTTTGCCCATAAACGTGCTGGTGGCGTTAAACTGCACGGCAGCCGACGGGTTTAAAACGGATATTATGCCGACGGGCGATAAACGGAGGTACGTACAATGGAAAAAAAGTTTATTAACATTTGGGGTCTGCCAATTTATGCTTTGCGTTTTGCTGATGGCGGTGGAAGTGCAGGCACAGGTGGTGGAGAAACTGGTGCAGAAAACAATGGTGCAGGCGATAACGGGAACGGTGATAATGGAGCTGGCGGTGACAATGGAGGCGGGGCTGCTGCAGAAAAGCAGTTTACCCAAGCTGATATTGATACTGCAGTAGAAAAACGCCTCACCCGTGAACGCAAGAAATGGGAACGTGAGCATCCCACACAAACACCACCTGCTCAAGCAGCACAGTCAAATAATGGTGCTGGTGACGGGCAGCAGCAATCACAGCAGCCGCAGAAAGACGAAAGCGCCGAAAAAATTGCAAAAGTAAACAAGCGCCTTGTAGCAACCGAGGCTAAAGCGGCTGCAATTGCGGCAGGAGTAAAGCCGGAAAAGGTTGATTATGTCGTGAAACTTGCTGACCTTGACGGAGTCGACGTTGACGAGGATGACGGGCCTGACAGCGAAGCCATTAATAAGGCGGTAAACAAAGTTCTGAAAGACATGCCTGAATTTAAGACCGTTCCGGATAATGGCAATAACTCCGGTATGGGATTTCAGGTAGGTGCTGATGGCAGTAATCAGGCAAAAAAATCGGCGCAAGCGCAAAACGCAGCACAAAATGCTCCGGTGAAACGGTGGAACAGATTTAGGTAATAATTGAGAGGATGATTTTTAATGGCAGTTAACTATGCAGAATCTTGGGCAACGGACTTGCTCACCATTCTCGAACAGGCTTCACTCACGTCACCTTTTGTAACAACCAATGTCAAATGGCTTGGAGCTAAGACATTTCACTTCACGCAGATGTCTGTTTCAGGCTTCCAGAACCATAGCCGAAACGGTGGATGGAATCGTGGAACCTTTGCACAGACCGATGTGCCATACACAGTCGGTTTTGACCGCGATGTCGAATTCCTTGTTGATAAGGCTGATGTCGATGAGACAAACGAAACGCTTTCGATTCAGAATATCACAAAAACCTTCCAGTCAACGCAGGTTGCACCGGAAACCGATGCCTATTTCTTTTCAAAGGTCGCCAGTGTTGCTCAGGGTATTGCCGGCTATAACTCCAGTACGGCAATTTCTACTTATACAACTGATAATGTGTTCAGTCTGCTCAAAGGATTTCTCGCAGCGGGCAAGTTGCGCCGGTATCGGGCTATGGGTTGTCTGATTATGTATGTAACGTCCGAAATTATGGATTTACTCGAACAATCCAAATCTTTCACGCGTCATATCAACCTTGAGACATTGACAAATAACGGCCTCGGTATTGAAACCCGTGTTACTTCTATTGATGGCATTCCTGTCATGGAGGTTATTGATGATGAGCGGTTTTACGACAAATTTGATTTTACAACTGGATTTGCTCCAGTTGCACATTCCGATACCGTTGTCGGATCGCACAAGATCAATGTGTTGATTGCATGCCAGATGAGCACCTACATTGTGCCAAAAGTCAGCAGCATTTACTACTTCAATCCCGGCACTCACACGCAGGGCGATGGATATCTCTATCAAAACCGCCAGTTCGGGGATGTTTTTGTTTTTCCGAACGGCAAGGACGGTAAAGTTGACAGTGTGTATGTTGACACCGACACCGCAGAATATTCAGCAGCATAAATGATAAAACCAACCGGATTTAATACTTAAGATTGGAGAGACAAAAATGGCAGGTGTTTATGTTGAAAAAGGCAACGAAGGATACCATATCGACGAAAAAGACCTTGGCGCTTACAAGGCGCGAGGGTTTGCCATTCCGCAACCCAACTTTAACGGAATGACAATCGAATCTCTCAAGGCATACGCCGAAGGCAAAGGTGTAGACCTCACGAACCTAACGAAAAAGGAAGATATCATTGCTAAAATTAAAGGCAGTATGAATTAACTGCCTCCCTTCAAAGGGGTGAATTTTATGGCTTATACAGATAGCGAATATTACACGGGCACTTTTTGCAGTGATATAATACCCGCTGATCAACAGGTGAAATATTTGCAGCGAGCTTCGGATGACATCGACTCAATGACATATAACCGTATTGCAGAAAAAGGGTTTAGCAACCTGAAACCGCTGCAGCAGGTGCAAATTCAAAAAGCCGTTTGCTATCAGGCTGAGCATTTATACAACTATGGCGACATGGCTATGCTCGGCGTAAGCAGTTACAACGTTAATGGCATGTCCGTAAATATGGGTGCAAATAATCGGTATTCGGCACAGGCTCGTGAAGCACTCATGCCTACCGGGCTATTGAACAGGGGGTTTTCATTCAAATGAAACTGCCTTATTTTAAAGCATGGGATGTAACTCCAATTGTGGTGCATATCACGGATGGATTTACCGAAGGAGGCGTACCTAATGAGGTGTCGACCTACACAGGCACATGTAATTTATCTGAAAAATCAAAAACCGTTCGACAACCTGATGGTACGATTATACAGCTCAATGCCACCCTGACCATATGCGGCGATATTGCGCCGAGTGTCCCGGTGCTGACCGGCATCGCGGATATCGCGGGCCGGTCATGGAATGTTGCCACATCGGCGCGTCCGCGAAACCCGGACGGTACGATAAACCATACGGAATTAGGGCTGCAATAATGGCAAATGTTAATGTAACGATTGACGGCGCAGCTATGGGAAAACTCAACAATGCCATGCAAACAGCACTGGTGAAGACAGGAACCGAAATATTGTCACGTTTGCGGAATGACGCGGTCATGCCAATGGATACCGGCCCATTACAAAATGAGGATACGACAGTTGACGACAGCGGCGCAGCCTCGGGACATATTGAGATTGTGACCAATGCGCCACAGGCCCGTCGTTTGTATTTTAACCCTCAATATGATTTTCGCACTGACCATAATGCTAACGCTGGCGGTGAATGGTGGGAAACATTTATCAGTGGTAAACGGAAGGATGATCCGAAACAGATTTTTGGAGCATTCTTAAAGCAGGACGCGGGGGAAATTATAAAATGATGATGCTTGTTTCAGACGTTATTATATGGATGAAAACTCAGTATCCCAATAACGCATTCTATAACGGTATGATACCAAAAAACACGGAACAATGCATAGGGGTGTATCTCAAAAACCGTGGTACACGAATCATTGCAATAGGGGGCTACGATAATACGTCGTATGCCTCCTTACCTTTGTCTCTGCTGATTCATTGGGGAAAGGACGCGGATGCATGCCAGCAGCTCGCAAACAAAATGTATGAACTTATGCAATCCGCGATCGGCGCCGTGATGGGCAATCACCGCGTGATCGACTTCGATTTACAGGACAACGGCCCTGTCAATGTGGACAGGGACGAAAACGGAATTTGCGAAATGGTTATTCGCATGAATATTATTTATGAAAGGCAGGTAATGACCTGATGGTATTTCCTGTATATGGCTATACTTTTAAGGTTGGCGCTCCAGTCACCACAGGGACGCCGACACTTTACACAGTCAAGGATGTTAACAGCCTTGAACCTAAAATCAAGAGTACGGTAAAGAATTGGACACCTCTGGATCAGGACGGATGGGAACGTAATCTGATTACCGGAAAATCCATGTCGTTTGATTTTAAGGGGCAGCGAAATTACGAAGATCCCGGCAACGATTTCGTCGCGGGGAAGCTGCTTTCAACCGGTAATGACAGTGCCGCCGTACTTGAAATTAACTTCCCGAACGGGGATATTATGACCTGCAACGGAATCATCGACCTAACAGCTCCGTTCGGCGGGGCTTCAACCGACATTGATACGTTGGAGTGGACATATACGCTCGATGGAAAACCGGCTTATACACCAGCGTCTGCCGCAGCCCCGTTATCACTTGTGAGCAGCAGCCCCATCGCAAACGCAACTGGAGTTGCGGACAACGTATCTCCAATTTTGACCTTTAGCAATCCCATTTTTAATTTTGAAGGAATTTCATTCATCAAAGTGACCGACGGGAGCCTCATTACATTCACCGCGTCTTCTGACAGTTCCGGCAAAGTGCTTACGCTTTCAGCGACAGGGCTTGAGGCGGCAGCTTCCTATGAGATTATCCTTGCAGGTGTGACCGACATTTACAGTCAGGTGCTTGCAACGCAGATCATCCAGTTTACGACAGCATAACGCAGCGGCCTTCAATGGCCGCTCTTATTTTTACAAGGAGTGAATTTACATGAATATCAATATTGATAAATATTTTGATGAGCACAAACCTACAGTAACAATTTTCGGAAAATCGTATGAAGTTGACAACGACTATAAAAAGGTTATCGGGTTGCAGGAGTTTGATGATGCTTCGCGGAAGGGAAAGGACATCACGCGGGACTACCTTGAATATGCGTTAATCGGTGGGAAAACGTCAGCGGATGATATTTTGGCACATGATTTCAGCTTTGAATTTTTTACAAATATCCAATACGGAATTATGGCGGCCATGACTGGGAAAAGCCTTGAATCTGTAAAGCAAACTGCGGAAAGGCAGGCCGCGTATTCCTTTCGCGGACAGCACCCGTAAAACGGGGTTTGATTACAGCCATGATTACGGATTGATATGCGCGTCTTTCGCCGCATCCTATGGCGTCCGCCTGCGCCGCCCGGAAACACAAATGAGTTGGACAGAATTTGCCGAGCTACTTGAAAACCTGCCCAGCGACAGTCAGCTTGCTTATGTAGTGTATACCAGAAAAGCGGAAGGCGACGACCTCCAGAATTTAAACCCCGCACAGCAAAGGATGCGCAGCGACTGGTATGAATGGATTAATTCGCATGAGACGTGGGAAGAAAACCATAGCGGAAAAGATCAGCTTGCAGCAACGCTTAAATCTTTATTTTACACGAAAGGAGGATAAACATGGCTGAAAATGTTGGTTCGGTGAGCCTAGGAGTTACGATTGACAGCAAAAATGTTGAGGATGATATAAAAGACGTCGGAACAAAAAGTGGCGGCGTCTTCTCAAGCATTTTTTCAAGCACTGCCAGCAGCGGAATTTCCGGTGCGCTGGGTACCATAAAAACCGCAATAGTCGGCCTCGGCACCACGATTGCGACAGGTGGGGGATTGTTTGCGCTTGCCGATAATGCCGTGCAAGCCGGGGACGCTGTATACGAACTTTCGGAAAAAATGCACCTTCCAACAGATCAGGCGGCATTGTTGAGCCGCGAACTGTCGTTCACAGATACAGATAGCCAATCATTTATAGGCACCATGACAAAACTTGACAAGGCCGTGGAATCGGCAGGAACAAAGGGAAATGCCACAACCGACGCGATGAAGCAATTCGGCCTGACGCTGACAGATGGAAACGGCAAGCTCTTACCCATGAATCAGCAGCTTGCATCTCTCGCAGCGGCCTATCAAAAAGCGTCGGACAACGGAAATGATGAAGCCTTCACGGCACAGCTTCTCGGCTCACGTGGTGTTGCCCTAACCGGTATCCTGTCAGATTACAACGACGTGGCGGCGGAAGCGGGCAAAGTCAAAAGTATCGGCATAGACCCGGAGCAGGCACATCAAGTTTCGCTCGAAATGGAAACCCTTAAAGATCAGATTGGAGCGATCGGCACAACAGTCGGCTCAGCTGTTTTGCCCGTAGTACTCGCGGCTATTCCTCCTATACAATCCGGCCTTGCAGGGATCGCTGAAGAAATTAAAAGCCACCAAGCGCAGATACAAAGCTTTGCATCCATCATCGGCGGCGTTTTGGGGACGGTTGCCACAGCGGTTGAAGGCGTTTTTAATTTCATTGCTTCCAATGGCCCTCTTGTCTTGGGAGTCATTGGGGGTATTGCGGGAGCAATGGTGTTATACAACGGTGTAATGCTTGTGGCAAATACCATAACGACTATAACTAATGGACTGGCAGCTATAAGTGCCGCCCGTACTGCGTTTTCTACTGGTGCAACGCTCGCGCAGGTGGCTGCGACAGAAACAGCTACAGGTGCGCAGATAGGGCTAAATATGGCGTTACTCGCCAACCCCATCACATGGATTATAGTCGGCATTGTTGCTTTAGTTGCCGCTGTGATACTTCTCTTTAATAACTGCAAGCCGTTTCATGATTTTATTATGAGCGCTTTCAATGAAATTAAAGCTGTAGCAATTCCCATCATTGCGGCGATTCAGCAAGCCATTACCGACGCATGGAATGTCATAGGCCCTACAATTACTAATGGAATTAAAACCGTACAAACGTTTTGGAATTCAATCTGGCCGGAAATAAAACAGGTATTTTCTGATGTTTGGACAGCCATGAAAGTTCTGCTTGCACCTGCCGTCGCAGTCCTTTATACAATCATAAATACCGAACTGGGATTTATTAAAGGAGCTTGGGACGGTGTTTGGAACGCCATTAAAGATACCTTTAAAACGCTTTGGGACTTGATTACCGGCGTTGTAAAGACAGCATGGGACTTGATCTCCGGAATTATTAAAACAGCATTAGATATAATAACGGGTGTTTTCAAGATTTTTCAGGATTTGTTTACTGGAAACTGGGGTGCTTTGTGGGGAGACGTAAAAAGCCTATTCAGTAACGTATGGAGTGATATCAGCGGTACTTTTAGCAATGTGACCGAAGACATCGGGAATATTTTTAAAAACCTTGCGTCAGACGCATTGCAATGGGGCTCAGATTTGATTAGCGGATTTATAGGTGGAATAAAAGGCGCTGTTGGCGGTCTTGGAGATGCAGTGAAAAATGTAGCAGGTATCATAGCATCCTTTTTGCATTTTTCTGCACCTGACCAAGGCCCATTAGCCGACTACGAAACATGGATGCCCGACATGATGACCGGTTTAGCAAAAGGTGTTACTGATAATAAGGATAAAATTGTTACGGCGATGACTGATGTTACATCAAGTATGTCAGGCGCGACAAAAGCAGGCTTATCAGCCTTAACAAAAACAGCAAGCAGCGATTATGATAATCTTGCTACTAAAATTTCTGACCGCACTGCAAAACTGAAGAACGATATTCAAGCGGTGATTGACAACTACAATTCGCAGGTTTCCTCTTTGGCAAGTACAATGATGAGCACGACAAGTATATTTTCACAAGCTGATATTACTGCCCCGGCGGCGAATGACAGTAGTACCCTTATAACGGACTTGGGTACCCAAGTTCAGCAATTACAAAATTATAAAGATGCAATGGACGGGCTTAAGAGTAAAGGCGTCAGCGGCAGTCTTTTAACGGAATTGCAAAAACAAGGGCCAGCAGCTACTCAACAATTACAAGCACTTAATGCTATGACATCCACTCAACTCAGCACATATGAGGGTTTGTGGAATGATAAAACCAAACTTGCAACCCAAGATGCTACCGCCCAGTTATCAGGTGTAAAAGCTCAGTCAACTACACAGATTCAAGCATTGAATAAGCAAGCTGGCGTTGATTTGCAAGGTTATGTTACGCAGTGGTCAAATTCATCATCTAGCGTTGAAACCGGCTTAAAAACACTTGCCTCAAAAACCAGTGGTTATGGCAGTGATATGATAAGTGGTCTTATAAAAGGACTTAATTCACAAAAGAGCGCTCTTAGTGCAGCAGTAAGTGGAATTGCCAAAACAATAAGTTCTCAGTTGCATTTCAGTACTCCAGATGTTGGGCCACTTGCCAATTATGAAACATGGATGCCTGATTTTATAGGTGGACTTGCAGGGGGTATTACAAACAATACAGGGCTTCTCACGAGTGCCATACAAAATGTAACAGCCAAAATGTCAAGTGCAATGCAATCCGGAATTAATTCAAGTTTAAATACAAGCACTTTACTTTCTTTGGCATCTGGCGGCAATGCGGCTTCATCAACGAATATCACCAACAATAATACAAAAGCACCCGTTATTAATATAAACGGCCCCGTTAATCTTGCGGATAAGGGTGACACGCGTGCCACGTTGCAGCAAACGCAGTTTTTAACACAAATATGATGGACTGGAGGGTAAATTAGTGATAACGCCTTACAGTTTTGGCGGCGTGTTGTTAAATACCGCTGATTATCAGACCGATTCCAGAGGTATATTTGACGGAGATAAAGACATTGTTTTAAACGATATGCTTGGCGATGGTCAAATGTTCGGTCGGTCAAAGCACAAAGAGAAAAATATTGTTTTGGATATAACCGTCACAAATTACGATTTAAAAAAAATTGTCGCACTGAATGCTTTTAAACAGGGTAATACAACAAAGCTTTTAGTAGTTGACACAGAAGCCTTTGGGCGCCTGCAAATTTGGGCAGAAGTTTCGAGTTTTGCGTGGAGCGATTCGAGCGCATTGTCTATTTCAGTGAAGCTCACAGCCCCTGATCCATGCCTGTATTCAAATACCGCTACGGTGGTAACTCTTGGCGCTGGAACCGGCAACGGCATAATTTTTTCTAAAAACGGTATTACATTTTCAACATCAGGATTTCTGTTCGGCCAAAAAATCAACGGCGGCACGACGATAACCAATTTAGGTAATGTCGACGCATATCCTATATTTACTATTACTGGCCCTTGTTCAGAAATTGTTGTTGAGAATAAAACTACCGAAGAAACAATTAACATCGATGCAATTCTCGGTGATAGCGATACGCTCGTTATTGATTGCAGCGCAGGGCCAAATAACACAAGAGGCGTATATTTGAATGGCAATATGGCTTTATCTTTAAAAACAAATACCGGATGGGTGCACTGTGCACCGGGTGATAATATAATTGCCTTTAGCCGAAACAGCACCATATTGACGGCGGATTGCACCGTAAACTTACAATCGAGGTGGCTATAATGGGAAATTTTTTGAGAATTTTCAACCGTTTTCACGTAATACTTGATGAACTGGATGGCTTCGATGATTTGACTTATGGCTGGACTTTGGATGATGTAGACACCCTTGCTTTTCAGCTTTCCTTATCTGACCCAAAGTGTAACCCGACGAATATGCAATATGCAAATCATATTGAGATAGTCGATGAAACTACAGGAATTGTTATATGGGGTGGCTTAATTGCAGGGCATGATTTTAACGATGCTACTCTTAAAATAAACTGTCTTGACTATGGTGGCCTTATGAAATGGCGTAGGTTACGTCAAGCAAATTACGGAATAACTGATTATGGTACAGTTGCAATGTTGATGATGGAAAATACAAACTCCATTTTTCCCACCGGGACAAGTATTGGAACCATAGAATCCGGTGCAATAAATACGTCATTAAGTGTATCAAATACAGATATGTTGTTAGATACGATGCGTACGTTCTTGGCAACGCCAAACTATGACTGGGATATTGATGTAAACCGGAATTTTAATTTTTACTTGGCAAAAGGCGCAGACAAATCCTATTATAGTTTGACTTGGGGCGGTGAGGCGGATAACATTATTGTCGCCCCGGAATTGACGGAAGACATCATGAGTATGGCAAATGCAGTATATTCGGAAACTTCAGGGCAAGCCTTGACCAGTTTAGCACAGGATACCACATCACAAAGCACTTATGGCTTGTTCGAGGGGACAGTATCGGCAGATTCCAGCTCCACCTCTCAGCTTGCTCTTGATACGCAAACTTCCGGTCAATTAAGCAAAACGTCAAATCCAACGAGGGGGTTTACTCTCACGGCTTGTGATTCATCTCTATGCCCTTTTAGCGATATTTTCATTGGTGACACAATAACCGTCAACTTGATACCCTATTTTGGTTATTCAGCAACTATGAGAATATTGCGGATGATACATGACGAGAAAACCAACACCAGACAAATTACAGTCGGTGAGGTTATTTACAAGCCATTAGCACCGAATAAACGCATGTACTCAATCACTTGATGAAAGGAGGCAAGCCGAATGTCAATTAGAACAACATTTTATGATGACGACATAACCACGTATTATGCGTCTGACTTTTGTATCCCGTGGAGTTCACTTATAAGTAATGGTATTTTCGGTTCAACATCTTTTCAAGTTTCAGCAGATTCCCCCACGGCATTAGATGTAGTTATCGCAGCAGGTTCGGCAATGTGTAATGGTTTTTATGCGGTTGGAACATCATCAAAAGTAGCTATAATCGCAAATACTAGCGGTCTCAACAGAATTGACCTTGTAGTTATAAATTTTGACGCAGCAAATTTTGCTACTACTATAGAAGTTGTTCAAGGCACACCTTCGGCAAAACCGGCTGCACCATCTTACGCATCAAATCAAATCCCTTTGGCTCAAGTAAAGGTGATAAACAATCTATCCGTAATTACAAACAGCGTAATAACTAATGTGGCACCAGCGGCGACAGTTGCCATAGATGGTACATCACCGGCCGATAAACTTTATTCGTATAAATATTTTGGAGGCGCATTATAATGGCAGCAAACACACAACCGAAATTTCCAGCAACTCAAAATGTTAGTTGGGCAACTGTAGCAGCTGCTGATACTTCTCTTATAGCTCCGACAACAGCGGGTGTAGTGGCATTTACTGCGGGGGCAAACGGCTCGCGCATCGACGCTGTAAAGATACGTGCTCTTGGAACTAACGCGGCAACAGTAATGCGTTTTTTTGTCAATGATGGCACAGGTACCACGGCGGCAGATTTTGCACTGATTTACGAAGTTGTTCTGGCTGCAACTACAGTCTCTCAGACGGCAATAACCGGCATAGAGACTTTAATACTACCAGCCAACTACGACGGTCAAGGTGATGGTAACTTGCCCCCATATCTCGAAGCAGGGCAAAAGTTATATATCAGCATTGGCACGCTCGTTGCAGCAGGTTACGAAGTCTCAGTGTATGGTGGTGACTATTAATGAACCAAGGTTTTAATGGTGGCTTCCAAAGACCAATAGCAGACCCAACGCTGTTTAATCCGAAGATGTACAGAAAATGGGCGGGAGGCGGAACACTGACAAACAATTCGGGTTCTGTCGTGGTGTCCGGTTTGTCATTTACACCTAGCATTGTTACTATGATGTATTATTACAGCTCACAATTTTGGTATGTTATGGGAACCACCCAGTATTCACAATTAAATGCCGTATCAGCTCAGCAAAGTTCTCCCGGTAATGTGGCAGTGTTTGCCGCAATATCAATGGTAAAAGGCGGTTTTTCAATTACTATACCCTCGACAGCACAAGTTGAATATTGGACGGCTATTCAATAGAAAGGATTTTTTTTAATGAAACAAATTGGGCGTAAAATTTATTATGACGTTTCAACAGGTACAGTTTTATGTGATACTGGCGAGCGTCAAGGCGCAGTAGTTGAAACTACACAATCAGATGATTTTTCAGTATATCCGCAACTTACAGAAGTTGACCCAGCCACAATTGGTGTAATTCAAATGGCTTATGGTGAACGTGCCGATGAATTTGCTAATATGGTGAGCATGTCGGTTGACCCCGCGACAGGAATACTGATAATTACGCCTCAGACAGTAGTCGCAGATGGCACAACCACAAGCGCCTAATCATGGCGCTATTTTTGCGGCTGAAGGTGATAAAATGCGGGTTTTGAAACCGCCTTGGCAGAAATGCCGGGGCTATTTTTATATTCAAGAGGAGGTATATCAATGTCGAAGCAATCAAATTTTATTGCAGAGGTTGTTTCGGGCGCACAGGAAGGAATGCAAAAATACGGTATTCTTGCATCCCTTACGATGTCGCAGGGCGCTGACGAAAGTGGCTGGGCCAAAGATGCGCCGGGATATAATATGTTCGGAATCAAAGCAAACGGTTGGTCAGGGAAGACACAGCTTCTTACCACGAAAGAGCAAAAATCAGACGGTACATATGTTACCGTCAAAGCACTTTTCCGTGCATATGACAGTCTGTCGGCTTCCATCGAAGACCATGGCGCGTTTTTGTCCGGTATCAGTCGGTACAAAAATCTGATTGGTTGTAGAGATTATAAAACTGCTTGTGAGCGCATCCGCACCGACGGATATGCGACGGAACTGTCTTACTCAACCGACCTTATCAATCTGATTGAGGAAAACAACCTTGCAAAATACGATACCCTGCCCACCGAATTAACGATTGATGCCGTCCACTGTGCAAAAGGAGTCTTAACGATTTCAGGATGGGCGCTTGTGATGAATGGCTTGTTACATGTTGACCTTTACTGCGACGGCAAGGATGCTAAGCACGGCATTACAAATACAAGGATATTTGTTAATAGGCCGGATGTCAACGCCGCTCGTAATAAATTTGGCTGGTTTGCAGACGGCGCGAAATGCGGCTGGAACATTATCACAAGCAGAATACCAAAAGGCCGCCACACCCTGTATATCGCAGCTGTCGGCAAAGACAATTCTGTTACATGGCAAAGCGCCAATGTCACCATGGTATAAAGCCTTTCAGGCTTATATAAAATATTTGAAAGAGGTAGTATTATGTCTACAATATCAACAGCAGTCAGTTATCTCATCCAATCAGGATACCTTGCGGCAGGTATTGGCATTGCCGTCAGTGGTATCAAGTACGGCAAAACCCTGCTTGATACCAAAACTGCAGAGTTAACAGCGAAAATCAAGAATCAGCAGGAAAAAGACGCGGTGAATACCGGAGAAAGCCTTATTACAACCGTTGTTTCAGAATTGGCACAGACTATGGCTGAACCCTTAAAAGCGGCGGCAGCAGACGGCAAGCTGACCGCCGAGGACGCGGCGAATATAAAAGCAACCGCAATATCCAAAGTTCAATCTTTGCTCTCCGATGATGTCCAAAATACGCTTCACACGCTGTTTGGCGACGGGGAAGCGTGGCTTTCCAGTAAGATTGAAGCAGCAGTAAGAGCACTGAAAACAAGTGTAATTTCAACTTCCACAGGTGCAACATCCATGCAGTCAACTGCAAATAA